TAAGTCTATTGTTCTCAGATCCGTAATAGTACGCTTGAATGTATTTACCACAAAACTTCTCAAGTTCTTGAAGAACTGAATATTCGTTCAAAACACTTACAACATCAAACATCAATGAACGAAACTTCATTGTGCTGTCCAAAGTGCAGAGTTCAATTTGTGGATCAATTCTTGCTTCTAAGCACTCTACAAATGATTGTTTAAGATTTCGTTTGCGAGCAGCATCCATTAAAAGAGAGTGCAAGTAGATTGAAAACTCTATTTTACCTTGATGGTTTCGCAAGTTTATTAAATCTTTGATATCTTGATCAGAGAGAATAGGTGTCATTTTATATACGTTAATCAGTTCTACTTAAATGTCTTCCATTTTATCCCAGAAAACTGAGTAGAAAGACGTTGAGCAAATGAGAGACAACGACTGCTGCAAGTCCTAAAACACCTGCCCCTTGCCAAGAGACAACACCTCCTGAGGTATACGCATTAGGAATGTATCGTAGCAATAGGTCACGAGGTGCTGACAATGACAAGAGAACCGTTGCCAAAAAGAACGAAATATACAATGTCAAGTTTGCCCACATCATACGCATCATAGGGAGACTAGGTTTGAAAGAGGGTGCCATCTGGGTTCTCTGAATGTGATCGGATCCAGAAACACCTGCCATGGGAGGCATGGATTGAGGGAGTTGAGGCGAAGGGAGTAGGGCGTCGAGGGAAGTTGAGTCGTCCATTGTTTATGAAGGAGACGGGATTTCGCAACTCGCATCTTCCACGCGATACTTGTAGCACTTCCCATCCACTTTGACTGTTTTGGATTCAATTTCAGTTAGTGGTAAGGCAAGTGTGCGATAGGTAGAATAGTTACGATGAAACAACAAGACGGATAGTCCGAGTCCAATAATGAACGAAAAAAAGGGACCTCCACGTTCCAACGCTTTTGTGATGTCTAGCATTACTTCTTGTTTAGACTTGCGAGTAGATTCAATGAATCTGCTTCAACTCCACAGGGGACTTCAATCGCATGTGTTCGAATACATCCTGTATCGGTATGAAAAAGGTCTTCGTCATGAGGAGTTGGAACAGTTGTTTGAACACGAGTAGGAGGAACAATGACACAGGCAATCAACATTCCAAAAATAACGCCTGCAGCAATCCACAGGATATGAAACATTATACCTTTGGAGGAACTTTTTGTAAGTAGGCAACTCCCAATGGCGTAATCAACAATCCTGAGAGTGGAATGATTGCCGCGATAGCAGTCAATACAATTTTAGCAGTTGTGAGACCCATTTCAGCAAATGTTCGATACGTTGAAGCAACCGCATATACGTGAACTACACCTAGAACTGCTAGAACAAAATACAAGAAGGTGGTTCCAACTCCAGCAAAGACAGACCATGAAATAGAGGGAAGACTGAAATAGGATGGTTTAGGTTTTTCACCAAACTTCACTTGTTGTCCATCTGGAATCGCTACTTGTCGTTCAATATTTTTGTCATCAATGTAAGTCAACGTAAGACGACGACCTGTTACAATATTCGCAGATGATTGTGATTCGGCAACCTTTTGTTGTAAGAGACTGGATTGTAACATATTGACTTGATAATCAACGCATTTCTGATCTTGTGCTCCACCACAATTCTTTACAGCATCTTGCTTAATCGTATTCATTTCACTGTCATCAATCGAAATATCTTTAGTTCCTGTGAGTAAATCCACTGCTGGAACTAGTTTGTTATCTGCGACAACATCAAGGTATCCTGGTTTTGCTTTCTCTACCATTGAAGCAGTAATATCCGTGGTTGCTTTCTCGTCACCCCACGTAGCACGTTTAATTGTAATGCCCATTGTTAGTTAGCAAACACGAAATTCGCAAGACCACTAACGATTCGTAAGAAATTGATGGATTCTACGTAGACACCTAAATTGTAAGTGTACGCAAAGATCACGCTATCTCCATTTGTATTTCGAACAACGGATACAATTGAATCGGGAGGATACAACAAGGTTCCATCTGGATTCCTTAATGCAAGTTGTGCTGCAGTAATGATCACTGGATTTGGACTGAAGACTGAAGATTTTAAAACACACACCGTGTCTTGAGAAGCAACACCTTGTGTAGTTGGAAGAGGTTGCTGTAATCCAAGTCGTAATATGACTTTATTGAACATACTTCCATTGATCGCACCACTGGGTTGATACAAATCGTTATTGAGAGCAAACGAATACATGTAGACACCTGGTATAACTGGACTATCACCGGTTGTGTGCTTGTACATTTGAAGCAATGAGAAGTAAGAAGTAGGTTTTACTGAAAAGCGTTCTTTTCCATCCAACAAAATTTGACCATTGACAATTGGATCACGAGGATAGACAGAACTAATTTGCTGTTGTCCACTTGAATACATAAACGTCTGTGACTCACTAGATTGAGTAATCGATGAAAAGACATCATTTGCGGTTCCTGTGGATGTAAATGGAGCCACATAAGGATCATCCCAGTTCGTGTAATTGTCCCAATCGTTTGTCAAAATCTTATCAGATCTCTGAGTTGAAAATACAATACGAGTCACTAAATTGAAGAATGGAATTTCAATGTCTGAATTACCTCCATATTGTCCTGGATTGTTGACGAATTTAATAGTCTTAACAAGGAAGGTCTGATCTGCGGTCGCAAGTTGTGCCATCTCCATTTCAGTCAAGTAGATAAAGTTGCCTTCCAAATACGGATCTGGGAAAAAGGTAGACAAACTAGGATTACTAATGGTTCCATCTACAAGAGGAGGTGACAAGAACCTTCCAAGACCATCGTTGGATCGAATACGTTGTCCATAGGTAGAACTTGAAGGATTCACATCAACAATCGTAAACAATTGGTTCAAAGGTCGGTAGGTGACATTGATAAACACTTCTGAGTTCTGCATAGAGACCAATGGAAGTGCCATACCTGGATTCTCAGCAAACCAGAAATGTAAAGGAATAACTAATTGACGTGAACGAATCGATGGTTCAGGAATCTTAGTATTGGGAATTCCTCCAGGTTGGTTCAATGGAGCAACGGAATGTGGATATTGTCCAAGTCGTCCATAGGCATTTCCTGGATCATTTAATTCAGGAATGTTTCCAACCATCTGATCTACAATCGCTCGCTTATTCGCATCGTGTGTCAAATACGAATAGAACTTCAACCATTCACCACTGAGTCGTTGAAGACTCTGTCCGTTTGCAGTGATTTCAACGGAATCAATCAAGTTGTATCCAATGTTTTCAATCCACTTGAATTCATATCCAATAGCAGTAGATCGTTGATCATATCCTGTAGGAGGTCTGATATTCAATCCAAGATAGGAAAGAGGTGACCAAATATCAGGAAGTGTCAATACAAGATAGGTATCATGAAGCATCTGTGCGTACCGATCAATACGACATGAAATGGTTCGAGTAGACGTTGGAGAAAACTCTAAATTTGAACTCCCAAAGGTCATTCGGATAGACTCCATTGCAAAGTTAGTATGACGACGATATACTGCTCTGAAATGGGTCATGGATGGACTTCCATTGACAAGTTCATTCTGTGCTCCTATAGCAACAAGTTGGAGAAGACCACCTGGCATTATTAGTATCTACTTAGAATGGTTTAGACCAGATATCTCGTGGATGCAGAATTGGCAGGTACGCAACATGAAGATGAATAGGTTGTTCCAAGTGTAGCGGGTCCTACTGTATTGATACCGATTCCACCTACAAATCGTGTATATCGTTCAGACTTATTTGCAAGGACTCCAATGTATTGACCATTGGTTCTTCGCTTCTGAGGAGGAGGCGAAGACAAAAGAGATTTAGCAATGATACGTCGTTTCTGATTCGTCAGATAATCCTGTGCAGAGTTGACTTGCATTTGTCATTTATAGGGGAAAAGAGTCTACTACATAATGAGGTTCGTTCTCGTAAGCACACATGTCGATCAGACTACTGGATACTCGAAGGTTGTCTTCAATCTTCTCAAGCAACTTTCAACGCTTGCTCCCAAAGTAAAAACCTATCATTTTGGATTTCAACGTCACCCATCCGCTAGCAATCTACGTAAAGTTCCATCTGGAGTCATCGCATACGATGCAGCAGCAAATGAAGATCCAAAGGAAGAAGGATTTGGATTCAACAAAATTCATGAATATTTAGAGATGGTCAATCCAGATATAGTGATGATTTACAATGATCCATTGATCATCCATCGATTCATTGAGGCAATGAAGTTCAAGAAAGGTGAGTCCTCTTACAAGTTGTGGTTATATGTTGATCAAGTCTATGAAGGCATTGCTCCTCCCTTGATTGAGACCATGAACAAGAACGCAGACCGAATCTATTGCTTCACGAAATACTGGGCAGATGTGTATACCAAATATGGTTCGTTTCCAGACATTCGTGTTCTAGAAAACGCGGTTGACAAGAGTCTATTTACAAAGATGGACTCCTCTGCGAGATCTGTCATTCGAAAGTCTATGGGACTAGATTCAGACTCTATAATGATTGTGAATGCAAATCGAAACACTCAACGTAAACGACATGATCTTGCCATCATGGGATTTGTTGAACTCCTTCGTAGAAATCCAACGAAACCTTATTATATGATGATTGTTACAGGATTGAACCCTCAACAAGGTTCGTATTACGACGCAGGGCGCATTTATCAAACAGAATTGGCACGTCAAGGATTGGATAAAGAAGACTACATCAAACGTCTAATGTTAGTCGACACTTCAAAGACTGCACTTCCAGACTCTGCAATTAATGATATTTACAACGCAGCAGATCTTGGAATCAATTTATCGGATGGAGAGGGATTTGGACTATGTCAAATTGAACATTTGTATACGGGTGCTCCTCAGATTGTGACAGACATTGGAACCTATCGTTCATTCATGGATGAGAAAGTGTGTACCTTTATTCCACCTGTGGATCGCACCTATTTTTCAGGAACCATGCCTCTTGGACTTTGGGCTCCAACGTTTGACTACAAACAAGTTGCGATTGCAATGTCCTCTGCGATCGATTCACTACCAGACATGAAGACATCCGCACGAAACTTTCCATTCAAAACATGGGATGAAGTATGTGCTTCATGGTTGGAGGATGTTAAATCAGAAAGCGAATCGAAGTAGGTGAAACCAACTCACCCATTCGCAATAAACGCTGATTATCATCCCATGCAGGACCATCAAACAACTCTTTTGATTCAGGATCCAGTAACAATGAGATTCCTTTCACTAGAATCTTTTGAAGACGACGATGTTTCTTGGAGGTATTGCGAAGAACAGTTGCATCCAACTCTTCATTCTTGATATTTGGACGGAATGCCAGATCTTCTCCAGTCGTAGATGAATCAAAACGCATACACGAAACAACTGGTTTTTCCTTCGCGTGGAGTTTTCGATGAATCTCACAATCAATCGCTGACTCTTTTAACAACAATGCAATCCTCTGACCGATGCGTTCCTTTTCGAAAGCAGTTTCGTAAAGGTATTCATCTGTGGACATGAAGGTTTCTACAGGTTCCCCTTCATACCGTTTCATCACCATATCATTACGCCGAATAGGTGTGATGTTTGGACCATCTTGCGTCTTCTTTTGATCCTCTGAAAACACTGAGATGTAAAAATTCACCTTGACAGTTCGGTCTTCCAATGGCAACGTAGCATGAGAACAAATACGAATCGCACGTCCAATAACTTGGTCATGTCGTGAAGGAGTCCAGTGTGGTTCCATGATGTGAACGTGTCTCACATTGTTCAACGTAATACCTTCTGCGCCTGAGGAAGACGCCATCAACAATTGAAGAATCTTTTTGGGTCTTTTTGCTACACTCTCCTTCAATGAAGCTGGAAAGTTCTTGGAATACACTCCATTGAAAATCTGACGGGTCAAATCACGCTCTTCTTCGTTTTCCTCGCCAGTGTAAAACGTATATGCTGGACGGTCATCAAGCAGTTCAGGATCTTCCACCCATTGATTCGCTTGTTTAATAATTTTATACGGTTGCCAACCAGATACATCCAATACAGCAGATAGAATACCCAAACCTTCCAATGCACGATATTGAGAGTAGATAAACTGATTACTGCCTAAGGACGCTTTGATGTTTTTCAAGATGGCAAGCATTTTAGGACTGTAGGTTTCCAGTCCTTTTTCAGAAAGGTATTTCTCAGGATTTGTCTTGAGTTTTCGTATGACCACATCTCCTACTTCCTTCTCGGGTTTCTTGTTTTCAGATGGAGCATCCGCAGAGACTTCCTTCATAGCTAATTCAGGAGGAAGAGCATAGTCACAAACTAGACGAGTTGGAACACGAAATGTACTTAAATCTTCATTCATCTTGGAACGACCTCTTCGTGAATCAATCTTCATTTCCATCCAACGTAGTTCAAGATACCGATTGAATTGAGAACTGGACATCTCTACTTTTTGTAGTGTGCTTTCCATGTCAATCCTTCGTGGAAGCAGACGTTCATCGGCACCTTTGAAATACGAAACCAATCCTTGAATACGACGCCTAAACATCATTGGATTTTTGATATTCAAACCGTCCAAGAATAAGTTTGCAAACTCTTCATAATCTGTTGGAAGACATTGAAGTTGTTCTGTGGTCACACGATCTACAGCAATTTCACCTCCACCTACGTCGGTCTCTACCTTTTGTTTGATGGACGCAACCCAATCAGAAGGTTGAGGAATAAAGGGTAAATCCTTCATGTATTGAACTGCAACACGGTCTCCTTCACCATTATAGGTTGATCTAAACTGAGGTGGATTACGTGTGACCATCACAAACTTCTTCACTGCATTGAACTCAATCGTATCGACTTCAGGAATCGCACTGAATGCTTTAGTAATTCGTTCTTCATCCCATGTTGGAATGGTTTTGAATGGCAATGTGATTCGTTCAATGGGTCCACGAAGTAGATTCATCATATACGCAATTTCATTGGGTGAATTGATCACTGGAGTTCCAGATAACGCAACAACTTTACATCGTTTTGCGTTGTAAATCGCATTATATAACTTATCGGTAATCTCAGACTCATTGATCACACGTGAAATCAAGTTATGTGCTTCATCAATGATCACAACTGAGTCATCATACATTCCTTCAGCAGTGTATTCAGCAATTGAGTTTCGAGTCAGACCTGTGTATCGAATAAACGTAAATCGTTGTTCAAGAATGTCTTTGATTTGTTCACGAATTAACTTTTTGTCTTGAGTAGATAGACTCTCAAAGTTAGGTTCATTTCCAGAAGTGGTTATGTAAATACGACTGTGTTTGTCCATGAACTTTTCTGAAATTCCAAGTTTCTTGCCTTCTGCACGGACTTCATCGGATATAGGTTTCAATGTCCAAAAGTTCTCAACCGCATAGATTGGATCACCGCATTTCTGAAGTTCTTCACGGTAGTTCTTTTCAAGTGAAGCAGGAATCAAAACAAAGACCTTTTGTGTGGTCAATAAAGACTCAGCAACTGCAATGGATGAACAGGTCTTACCGGATCCTAGTCCGTGGTACACCAGGATACCGCGATATGGCGTCTCAATTTTCAGATAATCACGAATGATTTTTTGATACGGAAACAATTCACGTCCCGTTCCACTTCGTTGTAAACAAAGATCAATGTTCTTGTCTTCTTCGTCTAATGGGTCTTTGTCCTTGGATCGGTAGTCCGATTTAATGAACATTCGTGTGATTGCGTCTGAAAAGGCTTTACGGTTAGGAAGTACATACGTGGGTGTTGCCCTCATTATATTGAGGCATGTTGAAAAAAATAAGCGTTCAACATAATGAATCAACCTCCTATCCCTCCAAGACCTGACGACTATCTTTTGATGGATCCTTTACCTGAACCTCCTATGGATATGGGTGCTCTAGTTAACATTTCACGATTAGAAGTTGGAAAAACTTATGTTCTTTCTGGAATCTTAAACGGTTCCAGACAATACCAATATGTAACGGTTACAGGTAAAACTAGAGTTGTCATACACCGATATGCACTT